GAAAGCATTATATCCTTTTGGGATCCCCATTTTATTGTATTCAATGAATTTGTGGGAAACATTGAGATCTGCATACACCTTGATTCCGCATTCCTGGAGGTATCGACATAACCAGCGTTTCTTATAGATCAACTGAATGCCCCAGGCGATAGGGGTTTGATCGTGGCAGCTACAATTAGGCTCTACCACCGCTTTGCAACCGCTTGTGAGCAACTTGATCGGATCCTTGAAAAGAGCCTCAAAACGGTAATCATCCACATAAAAATGATACGTTGTGACATCCTTTCTCAATCGGCTGTTGGCTCCCCAGGGCGATAATGGCAGCTCCAGGTGCCCAGCTTGCTCCTCCAGCAACAATGTAGGGATCTCATAGATGTTATCGCTCGGATAAAGCACATCCTTAAACATAGAGCGATAGAAAGCCTCTTTCTCATCAGCCTCCTCATCATCGGGATCCTCTCCCTCATCATCGCCATCTGGATCCTCACTGCCTTGATCCAGGGGATCATCCTCTGGATCCTGGGCTTTCTTTTTGCCCTTTTTCGGTTTCTCCTCCCCATCACCTACAGAAAGATCGGGGAGCACCAGTCCAATAGCATCATAATCTATGCCCTGGAAAATATCCTCCGTTTTGAGGATATTCTGATCCCACTCTCCGTTGTTGATATTGCCTCGGAGGATTATTTCCCTTTCATCCTCTGGAGTAGTGTCAATGTAGAGCACTGTTGGCACCTCTTTCAGACGGAGCTTTTTTGCAGCTTTGAGCCTTTGGTTGCCATCCAGTACAACCAAAAGCCCATCACGCTCAACGATCGCCAGAGGTCTATGCTCATAGAAACCGTTGATCTTTATAGATTCCACCAGGCGTTTCATCCCCTTTGGGGATATGCTCCTGGGGTTTTCTGGCAGATTGTGGAGATCAGTAACGCTCCGCCATTTCAGAGGTTCACAAGTCATCGCCCACCTCGCTTTCCTGGCTTTCGGTTATCTCCTCTACCTCATCACCTGGATCAGTCGGCAAATTCTCAATTTCATCCATTACAGCAAAGGCTTTCCGAATGATCTCCGCCAGGCGAACAAAACGGTAATGTTTCCTATTCCCCAGGTAAACCAGACGGCTGCCATCGTTCTGATCCACTCCGATCCCATAAAACCTCCCTCTGTAGTCCAGAGGCAAAGGGAGAGTGCCGAAAATAACGATCTTACCATCAGAGATCCTGGAGATAGTCGCTGTTCTGTTGTGCTTTCCATTGAGGAAAATTTCAATCTTATCTCCCCTTTTGGAATGGTTTTCGGGGAGGATCTTGATCAGAAACTCCCCCAGGGTTTCCCTCAATCCGCCATAGATAAAAAGGAAAACCAGGATCAGTACAAACACCGTTATGCAAATGATAAGTGCCATTGTGAGAAATTTACTCGGTTAATGTTGCAAAGATACAAAATAATGTGTTCACCAGACGCATATTTGAGCCAAAAAATTACCTCAAAATCCGAAAACTAACATGGCAGCATCCCTCCCATGCTCATTTGTCCGATTTTGCCATCCAGTGATCACCTTGAAACGCTCCTGGGAGAGTTTGGTAACATTCCGTTTCGGTGCCACCATTTCAAACTCCACGCCCAGATCAGTAAGGTAATCCTCCCAGATAGAAGCATCACGTTTGACCGATCCAACGCCTTGCAGTTTTTTCCTCTCCGCCTCTCTGGTCATGTTCTCATACCAGGTTCTCTGCCTCGGATCCTCAACCCTCACAATACACCTGGTGCCAGCCTCCAGAGATTTCTGCTGATACTCCTCCACCATCTTCATTGCCTGGTGGATCATCATACAACCGACACTAACAAAGGATCGCTGGCGGTTATCCCACACAGCAATCCCAGTGTTAGTACCAGTATCAATACCGATATAGATCATTTCTCCTCGGTATTTTTGGGGATCTCATAGAGCACCACGCCTTTGAGCTGGGTTGCCTCGCTCCTGGTGCCATAGAGTTGAGCCATCAGAAGATCATCGGGGAGATACTTATATCGGATCTCCTCCACCAGGATTGAGCTAACAAACTCCTGGCTCATTATATGGAGGCTCCATAGTCCGTTATCCCTCGCTACTGTCACAATGGCAGCCTTATGGAGGAATGTGCCCAAACGGTACTCTCCGTATTCATCAGTGGCGATCACGTCACTGTTAGCCGATTCCTGGAGCCTCTGGATAAACTCCTTTTTGAGGTTCTTTTTTCTCTTTGCCCAGTAAGGAGGATAAACAACCTTTTGGGGCACTTTCTCTACAGCCACATCAACAGTGGGTGCCTGGTTCTCTGTTTCCATGAACTTATATTTTATAGGGTGAAACAATGTCGTAGATCGCCTTGCAGATCTCTATGTCATAGAGAGCATCATGGAGCTTGGTATCATCCACCTGGATCCCCAGGGTCTTAGCCACGGTGCCCTGCTTAAAGTCTTTCATTTCCGTGCGTCTGGCAGCCAGATAGGGAGTTGCCAGCACCATCACATCAATGCTGTTGCTCCAAAACCAGGAGCCAAAGTATTGATCGCCATTCTGGAGAAACCAGCCACGGAGAAACTGGTTATCGAAACTGGCGTTGTTGTAGCCAG